GGGAACTTGTCGTAGTCGTCGGGGTCCAGCTTGCGGTACGTGTCGAGCGCATCCGCGCGAAGGTACGAGTTTCCGGCGGTGAGCAGGGCGGCGTGCGCTTCGGGCCCGAGCTTGCCCCGGCCTTCCAGTTCGCGCATGGCGATGAAGGACGCGGCCTTGGCGTGGAGGTTGGTCTGACTGTCGATGCGGTCGCGCATGACCCGGCGGATCTGGACCTGGGTCCGGTCGGGCAGGCCCTGGAATTCCTTGAGCCGCTCCCCCGGGATCGACGGGCTGCTGCCGTCGATGTGCAGCAGCCCGTCGATGACGGCGTTTTGGGTGGCGGTGGACCACGGGCTGCCGGGGGCCGTGCCGGTGGCGAGGATGTGCTGACGCAGCGCTTTGACGGCTTCGGCGTGGATCGGGTGGACCTTCGCCAAGTCGGTTTCGGTGGCCCGGAAAATGTCGGAAATGTTGGAGGAGCTGAGCCGGGGCGCGTCGACGTAGTTGTACTGGTTCGACGCTTGGGCAATTGAGTTGTAGGTGCCCCCGACGGCGCTGTAGTCGTTGTCGATCATGTCGGCGCGCAGCCAGTACGGCAGCTTCGGGTTGTCCTCAGCGACCCGCTGGGCCTCCTTCGTCAGTGCCGCACCAGGGGAGGCAGGGTCGCCGTACTTCGACGGCGACTGCACCCGGGCCTTCAGGAATGCGCGCCACACCCCGGCGGCATCGATCTTCCCGGCGCGGAAGTCGGTCTCGGCCTGCCGCAGCCGGTGCAGGCCCGGATGCTGGCCGGTCAGGCGTTCAAACGCCTGCTCGGCTTCCTTGTCCAGGGAGGTCGTACCGTAGGCATCCTTCTTGCTGGTGTGCAGCTCACCCAGCGCGTCGCTGATCACCCGCTGCTCGTCCGCCGGGAGCGCGTCAAACTGCGCCCGAGTCAGGGCGGAGAGGGCCTTGACTCGGGCGGCATGGTCCAGCGTCTTGTCCTGGGCGGCGATGAGGGCGTCGAACGTGACGGCGTGGCCGCCCTTCTGCTCCTCGGTGTGCAGCTCGCCGATCGACGGGGTGTGATCCCACTTCTGCGAGGCGGGCACGCGGGTGCCGCCGTTGATGATCCGGCCGTACGCGGCGGCCTTGGCTTTCTGTTCGTCGCTCGCCTTCGGGTGGGTGGCGATGAATGCGAGGCGTCCGAGGACGGCCTTGCGGTCTCCGTCGTCGAGCTTGCTGACGGAGGCGGGGCTGAGCCTGGCGACGGTCTGGAGGATCTTGTCGGTGTCGACGAGTCCGGAGGTGGCCGCCTTGACGACTTCGTTCTGCGGGTCGCTGTAGCCCTTCGGGTGGACCGGGGTGGGTGGCGTCGTCGTACCGCTTTTCGGCGCTACCGTGACCAGCTGGCCCTTGGCCAGCTGGTGCTTGGTGCCGTCCTTGGTGGTGACGACGTAGTGGCCGCCGGGGACCATCTCCAGCTTGCCTTCGTGGTCGCCGCCTGCGAAGCCGACGGTGATCTTCTTGCCGCCCAGCATCAGATCAGCGGAGCCGTTCTGGTGGATCAGGGCGGCCACGTTGGTCGGGGTCATCGCCGTCGTGCCCGCAGATGCGCCAGCCGGGGCCGGATGCCTTGATCCAAAACGATCGAGGATGTCAGCCGCATCCTGCTTTTTCTTCGGGTCGAGGAACTTCGCCTTGGCGTTGGCCAGGTCGTCACGGATCGTCTTCTGCGTGGCCGCGTCCAGGGAGTCGAACTCGCCCTTGGATAGCTTGCCGTAAGTGTCGAGGTGGACTTTCGCGGTGGGGCGGCCACCGAGGGCCCGCCCGGCGACAGCGCGGGCGTGCTGGACATGCGGCGCGAACGCCTGCGGCGTGTTGCTCGGCGGGCCGGGCGCTTGCGGGGTGGGTCCCGGCGGCGCTGCGGGGGTCGTCGGAGCGGGCGGTGCCGTCGGTGGGGTTGCCTTACCGCCGTTCACGTTGGCGTGGTCGTGGGCGTACTTCTCCAGGGCGGCCTGTGTGGAACTGGTGCGGATCAGCTTCCCGTTGTGCTTGAGGCTGTAGCCCATGCCGTCGCGGGTGATGCGGTAGCCGGACGGCAGCCCAACCGTGGTCGATGACACGGAGCCGCCGGGGAGCGGCTTGTTGAGGATGCCGTTCTGGTCCCGGGTGCCCTTCAGGGGTGAGGCTGCGGGGGCCGGGAGTTGCGGTGTCGGGGTGCCCGGTTTGGCCGCGTTCACTGTGGCGTTGTGGTGATCCTCCATGCGCTTGACCAGCGGCGGAAGGCCAGGCTTGCCGTCCAGGATGTGATCGCGGATCTGGTGGTTGAAGTCCGTGATGCCCGGGTTGCTGGGCATCTTGTCGGCGGACGCCTTCTTGAGTGCGGCGTTGGCGAGCCGGTCGACGAGCAGCTTGAAGCCAGTCCGCTGGTCCATCTCACCGGAGGCGCTTTTGGCTTTCATGTCGTCGAACGCCTGGGCGAGTTTCGCCGGGTCTACGGTCTGCTTGCCGTGGATGGCCTCGGTGATGGCCAGGGCGGTTTGGGCCTGCGCGTGACTGGTGGGCTTGCCGGGCGCCTGCGCGGCGGGCGCCAGGGGCGTGGCCGCCTTGACGGCCTGGCCGAGGCTGACCTTGCCCGGCGTCGGGACGGGGACAGGGTGGGAGCCGGGCGCCTTGCCGCCGGGCGCGGCGGAAACGCTCGGGGCGGGCAGCTTGGCCAGGAGGGCGTCCGCGCGGGTCTGCTGGGGGCCGAAACCTCGCGCTTTGATGGCGGTCAGCTCGTTGCGGATGGTGGTCTTGTCGGCGTCGGAGAGGGAGCTCCACTCCTGCGGGGTGATCTTCGCGGCCTTGTCCAGCTTGTAGGTATCGGTGACCTTCGGCTGAGTAATGACGAACGCGGGGCCGCGCCCGGCGACGGTCGGTTTCTTCTGCTTCGGGCCGAGCGGCAGCGGTGGGGCGGTCTTGACCTGGACGCCTGCGGCCTTGGATACGGCCTGACCGGCGGTGTGCGCCTGACCTCCGGCGAGGTCGGCCTTCTGGTTGACCTGCCCGAGCGGGACGGCCTGCGCGCCGTTGGCGGGATGCGCGGCCGGGGCGGGCTTCGGCTTGATCTCGGTGAGCAGGCGGCGGGGAATCGGCTTGCCCTGGGCGCGCAGGTCAGCGATCCGCTTGACGCGCCGGGCGTTGGCCTTCTCGACGCGGGCCTCTTCGATCTGCTTGTACGTGCCGGGGGAGACGGCGTGCAGGGTGCCTTTCCAGCCCTTGCAGGGGCCGGGGTGCAGCGGGTGGCGGCAGGCGGTCAGGGAGCATGGCTCGTGGGCGTCGTCGTCCTGCTGGGTCCAGGCGGTGACGCTGGCGATGATGACGGAGAGGTCCCCGAGCAGGCCGACGCTATGCCCGGCGGCAGTAATCGCCATAGCGAGAGAGGCAGCCGCGCCGGGAATGTCGAACGGCATCGCGGAGGTCTTGCCGTTGGCGCGACCGGCGGGTACGACCAGGCTCCCGAGCGTCGTCATGGACTGAGCATACGGGATTGTTTTTGATCTTCAGCGGCTCGGATCACCGATCGCGCAGGGCCCGCACAGCCGCCACCTGCTCCGGCATCGGGCTGGCCGTCCACCGCAGGAACGCTTCCTGATCGCGGCTGTACTGCTCGGGGTGGTTGACGCGCGCATAGCCGTGATCCGTTGCCGCTTTGCCTGCCATCGGGTGCATGTGCTCGATCAGCACGTCCGGCAGGTACCGCAGACAGGTCGCCTCGGTGCCGAGACACAGGATGGCGTTGTCGCAGTACAGGTGTTCGACGTCGGCGGGGACCATGCGGCCGAGCGCGCGCACGATGTCCGAGGTCATCGCCCACTGGGTGGGCAGCTTCCCGCCCTGCATGCCGTCGTCGCCGTACACGATGCCGGTGCCCAGCTCGTGCAGCTCGTCCAGGTAGCGGCCAGCCCAACCGTGCGTGCGGGGAACGTGGTCGTCGCCTGCGAAGCCGAGCGCGAACGGCGTTTCCGCGTGCCGGGCGGCGACGTAGTTGAGCTTGGCGACCATCGGGCGCCAGCGGGCGGCGACGTGCAGGGTGACGGGCAGGAGCTCGAACGCCTTGTGAGCTTCCCGGTATGCGCTGATTTCGGGGTCGTCGGCGTCGACAGCGAACAGCAGGGCCGCCCGGGTGAAGGCCCCGGTGGTGTGCCACGCCTCGACCATGCGGGCCAGGTGCTGCGGCCTACCCCGGGACGGGACGATAACCAGCAGTTCCGGGTCGGGGAACAGGGGGTTATCGTGCCGGGCATCGGCGCTGATCTTGATCTCGTTCAGGTGCCACGGACTGGTGACGGCGTCGGCGACCAGCGCTGCTGACCCGTCGTCGACCATGAAGCCGACGCACGGGTCCCGGGAGCCGGGTTCGTCACCAAGCTGCAAGTACAGGTTGCGCGAGTTGCGCCGTCCGGTCCGCAGCTTCACTTGCCCGCCTCCTTCAGCGTCTTGTTTTCCTGGGCCTCACGTTTTGCCTTGGCTGCCGCCGACTTCGCCTTGCGGTACGCGGCGCGCTGCTTCGGCGACATCTTCGCCAGCTTCGCCTTCTCGGCGCGGCGGTCGAGGATGCGCTGCGCGGCCTTGCCGAGAGATTCCCTGTGCCGCTTCGCCCGCTTGTCGAGGGTGTCCTGTTCGCGGGTGTCGCGGTCTCCGGCCTGCTTCGCTTGGGCGTTGGTGCGGGCGGCGTCCTTGAGGGTCTGCTGGTGGGGGCGTAGCGCCTTGCGGTATCCGGAGATGGCCCGGCGTGCCATGGCGGCCAGTTTCGGGTTGGTTCCGGCGGCCTGGGCGGCGACCTGCTCGGCGCGGGTGATGGCGTCGGAGAGGCCCTTGACGGCGGTTTGCGCCACCTGGGCGGGCGTCTTCTTGGTGGCGTCCTGCGCGCCGGGTTCGGTCTGGCCGCGCTTCTGGCCCTTGCACAGGCCGGGCTTGTGGGTCTGCATGCAGAACCTGCCGTCGTCACAGGCGGCCTGGAAGAGGGTGACCATCGCGGGGTCGACCGTGCCGTCCGACAGGTCGGGCTTCGGCCGCAACTCGGCGATCATGGCTGCGCCCAGGTACTGGCGGTTGCTCATCTTCGTCGGTTCGTTTTTGATCTCCAGCAGTTCGACGCACCGGCAGTTGATCACCTCGTGCGGGGGCCCGGCCGGGTCGTGCGGGAACATCATCCGGTAGCCCGCGTGGGGGTTGTCGCCTTCACGGGCGCCGATGATGAAGGGCTGGTTCCACGGCTGGACCTGGCCGTCGGCCTCTACGTGGTCCGGCCGGGTGCGGGAGTCTTCGGTGGCAAGCCAGCGATGCACGTATTCGGTGCCGGGATCGTTGTCGGCGATCATGGCGAAGGCGTCGTGCAGGCCGCCGTTGTAGGCGCCGACGACTTCCGTCCGGGCGACGGTGCGGGCCCTGTTCTTCCACGTCTGCATGTCGGTGTCGTCGAGCAGCGCCTGCACTTGTGCGGTCACGTCGGGAATGCTTGCGCCGTTGACTGTTGCCGCGTCAATGACGTGCGAGACCAGGCCGAACACCTCGTCGGGCACAGCCGACAGCCGGTTTTCCCGCTGGGCGATCCAGTTACGCACGAACGGGCGGGACTCGAACAGGGTGTCGTCGGCAAACAGGTCCCGGTACGGGGCGGCCAACACCTCGCGTGCCACCTGGGCGGTGTACTGCGCGGTGAGCGCAGCCCACTTGGGGGTCTGACTGAAGACCGTCAGCGGGTCCGGGATCAGGCCGAGCCTGGCGACGCCTCCGGCGAACATGGCCGTCTTCACGGCGGCCAGCCACTCGGTGATCATCTCAAGGTATGCCTCATACAGGGGCGGCTCGTACTGGGCGAACACTTCGGCGGCGGCCTGCTTCTGCGCGGTCGCGCTAGGCAGGGTTGTCGGCTGGGTCATCCTTCACCTCGGATCGTAGGCTCCTGATTCCCCAGAGCAGCCCGGTGACCTCTTCCGGGGTCAGTGTGGCGCCCTGGCCCAACTCTTCTTTGGCCTTCAGTGCACCGAGGGCGGTAGCGAAGCCGGTCACCTTGCGCATCTGTTCGGGGGTCATTGCTGCCACCAGGCGACGAGCATCAGGGCGGCGCCGTCGGCGATCAGGGCCACGGCGGCAACGGTCAGGACGGCGAGGATGCCGTGGCCATCCCGGTCTGTTGTCACGCGCGGTGATCGGCGGTGGGTGCCAGCCCGGGGATCCGAGCACTTATACCCGCCAGTAACATCCTTTTGCCCGTTTCCCGTCACGCTGCGTGCGGCTTCCGACCGGTACACCCGGCCGCCCGGAACGTACGGCACATCGATCATGGCGCCAGATCCCCCCGCGCCTGATACAGCGTCGCCCGCAGCAGCCCCGTCTCATGCGCGACACCCCGCGTCAGCAGCTCCGTGCAGTAGCCGCCCAGAAGCTCTTCCAGCGCGTCAGGATCGACGCTCAGCTCCAGGGCCTGCTCTCGCACGTACGTCCACGCACCGGCCAGCAGGGCGGGCACGCGGGACTGATCCGGCACTACCTGGGTGTGCAGCTCGTGCTTCGGCACCCCGTAGCGGGTGCGTTGCGGACCGGCGACGAGACGCCCCCCGGCCAGCTCCAGCGCCCGGCGCACGGCGGCGTCGGCAGCAAAGAACAGGGCCGCGTTGCCGAGCGGATTCAGGGCGGACGCGGCCAGCGCGCCCAGCTTCTGCCCCCTGCCCGGAACGGCGCCGGATTCCGCCTCTGCGACAGACGGGAATTGCGGCAGGCCGCGAGCTCCCGCATCGGCCGGTTCGCCGCCTGCCGTGTCGTAGCCGGGGTCGCCCGGCATGAGGTCGCCCGGTGGGGCCGGGGCGGCGGGCGCGGCGGGCATGCTGATCTGCGGCAGCCCGAGGATCTTCTGTACCTCCGGGTCGCCCGCGTAGGCGGGCTGGGCCAGCACGAGGGCCTTGACCAGGTTGTATTGCAGTTCCTTGTCGTCCGGGGCGTCGTCGTCGGTGAACGCGGCGTTGTCGCGGGCGGCTTTCGCGGAGATGTATTCCTTCTCGGCGAACTGCATGGCCTGTTCGGAGCGGTTGGGCCGCACGGTGAGGGCGGCGATGTCGAACCAGAGGGTTTTCTTCTCCGGGTTTTTGACCCCGGCGGCCTTAAGGGCGGGCTGGAAGTAGCCGATGTTCAGGGCATCGGCGAGCTGGATGAGCAGCGGCTCGATGTGGATCTTGATCGAGGATTCCTCGATCTGCCACGACGACCAGTGGTTCGACCCGCCCATGCCGGTCAGCACCTCGGGCGGAATGTCGAGTGACATCGCCATGCGGGCGACAGCGTCCTTGCGCATCTGGGAGATGTGCTCGGAGATGGTCGAATCAAACGTCAAGTGTTTGATCTTGTCGAGGGCGTCGACCGCCACCTGCAAGATGATCGGCACCACGGCGGCAGCGTTGTCGCGCTGCTGCATCGACGTGGCCATGGTGCGTTGCAGCAGGTCAGCGAAGCCTTCCACGCCCGAACGCTGCGGCACACCCGGCGTCTCCTGCGGCGGGCGCGGGAAATCGATGTTGTCGGGCAGCAGCAGAATCCCGGCACCAGCCAGGCGGGAGTCAAGCTCGGCGAACACCCGCTTCGTGCACTGCTCCAGCTCGCGCAACACCGGCAGGATCGAACGCACCGTCGAGTCGGCGGCGTCGTGACGGCGCGGGTGCGGATTCCAGCAGCGGATCAGGAGATCCTTCTGCTTGTCCAGCTTGTACGTGCCCCCGCCGTGGGTGATCGAGCGGCGCACCATGATGTCGTCGCCGCGCCGAAACACCTCCGAGGAGGAACACACGTACCACTTGTCGGTGCCCACTCCGCCGTCAACGGCCGACTGGTATCCCTCCGCAACGACGAAGACATCCCCGGCGGTCATCATGTTGATGCCCATCAGGCGCTGGGCCTGGGCTTTCGCGGCGGGCGAGCCGAACATCGTTTCGGCGATCATCTTGGCCTGATCGTCGCTGGTCTCGTCGCCTACGGTGCCGTCGTCGGCGATGTCGGCGGCGTACATGCGGCAGCGGCTGATGGAGTTGCCCATCCAGTTCACGACGAACCGCATTTCGCCGCAAATGTCGTAGTGGCGCCATGCCTCCCACTGCCAGCGGTGGTCGCCGAGCTTGAACATCTGCCAGGAAGCGGCGTCGCCCAGGTTGATGGGGACGGCGGCGGCCACCAGGGCGTTGCTTGGGCGGGTGCCGGGTCCGTCAGTCCCCCCGGCGGGCACAACCCTGCGCTTGCTCAGCAGGCCCACTCGGTCACCCCTTCACGCGCGCCAGCGCACCGGCCGCAGCGGACAGGGCCAGCCCGAGGGCAGGAACGAACAGCCACGGCGAATTGCCGTAAGCGTAGATGATCGGGGCGGCGGGGATCGCAAGCCAGATAGAGATGCACCAGGGGCATAGCACCAGG